ACTAAGACGCCATATGACAAATTTGTTGGAGAGATTGTTGCTGCAGAGGACAACGTTGAGTTGGCAGAGGAATGCTTGATCAATACTACCATTGATCAGGAGACCATTACTCGCTACACTCCGTTGGCACATATTACCGCAATGGCGGATGCTCATGAGGAGGAACTTGAGTATGCAGAAGTATCACAAGCAATTGCCAACCCTGCAAAGTTGGTTGAGGCTTGTGATGAGTGGGATGGTTCAGTAACTCAAAAAGAGACCATTGCCACGAAAGAGAACGTCGGAGAAGAGGTGAAGCGCGTTAAGCGTGATCGTCTTGTATCTGCCAATCCCACTCTGGAAGTTAGGGCGTCACGCATTGTCGCACCTGAACATCGTGCCACGTACGCTTGCCGTGTACTGGACGCATGCCGGAGTAAGTTTGGGTGTCCCGAAGTGACCAAAGCGAATCATCGTGCTGTTTGGCGTTTTGCCGAAGGTATGATGAAGGACCATGGGTTACGTCCAAGCCACCGTGTGGAGCTGTTGCCGTATGTTGTTGAATTGTGTTTCGTGCCGAGCGTGTCTCAGCAGCGAGCAACTTCAGCAGCACGAGCACATGCGTATTACACCGGTGGAGCTATGGAATCACAATTGAGCCTTATGGGACGTTGGAGTGCGAAGCTCAACGCCCTGTTTGCGCGTGAATAGGGGTGCCTAGCCAAGGTGCATGCTAGCAATGTGGTCTACAAAGTTCCGAGCGTGAAACACTCTCCTTCTCAGGAGACGTGGGAAGCACTCAGAACTGAGGATCCAAATTATGCTAGTTTGGCTGTGCACTGGAGGCGAGAGGTGGAGAAGGAACGGGCGGTGTATGTGCTTGGTGGTGTCGGTAATGAAGACCGCACACTTTGCACTAATGCCGCTGACGTGATGACGACGTGTGCAGCGATTGCCGAGAGAATGATCTATGCGAAGATCAGCGGTAATCTGTACAGGAGGGCAGGTCGTAGTAAAGAGTACTACGATGATCTGCTGGGGGATTTTAGGAATAGAGTTGTGAAAGCTGCAGGCCGCACTTTCCACCCTGTGACGCCCGACGAATTCGTCGAGAGTTACACGGGTCGAAAGCGTACGATCTATGCTTCATATCTTGACGACTATACCGAGACGGGTGTGAGAGCAATTCACGCACATTTCAAAGCGTTCATGAAGGTAGAGAAAGTACCAACGAACAAATCGCCACGAACTATTCAGCCGAGGTCACCAATTTTCAATATTGGGTTAGGACGGTATCTGAAGCACAGCGAGAAACCCATCTTCCGCGCCATAGCCAAAGTCTTCGGACAAAGGTATGTGGTGTTCAAAGGGTTAAACGCAAATCAGATGGGTGAAGAGTTAGAAGGACTATGGTCAAAGTACCGTAGGCCCGTGGCCGTAGGGCTTGATGCTTCGCGTTTCGACGCGAGTGTCGATGCCGGTTTGTTGCAACATGAGCATGGGTTATACAACACGTTGTTTAGATCAAAGGATCTTGCGAGAATCTTGCGAATGCAAGTGAACAACAAGGGTGTCGCCTATTGCCATGATGGGAAAATTAAGTATAGTGTGCATGGGGGGCGTGGTTCAGGAGATATGAACACGTCACTCGGAAACAGCTATATCATGTGCGCGATTGTGTGGAGTTGGCTCAAGAGTTGTGGAGTGAAAGCGAGCTTGGTGAACAATGGGGACGATTGTGTGGTGATCATGGAAGATGATGACCTGACACAGTTCCAAGGAGGGTTTGCTGAGTATGCATTGTCATGCGGTTTCCGCATGGTTGTAGAAGAGCCAGTTTATGAGCTCGAACAGATTGAATTCTGCCAGACACATCCTGTGTGTGTGGACAACCAGTGGAGAATGGTGCGGAACTATAATTCCGCCCGCGAAAAAGACAGTATGTGCTTGTTTCCATTAACAGGCCGTGGCGCGTTGGAGTCATGGCTGTACGCCGTTGGAGAATGTGGTCTGGCGTTGACGTCAGGAGTACCAGTTATGCAGGAGATGTATACCGCTTTCATGCGGTCGGGAAAACCTAGTAAGATGGGAGAAGCCGTGTTCATGCAGGGAGGAGCGAGGATGATGAGTAGGGATATGGAGGCCAAACGCGTGGCAGTCAGTGATGACACGCGCGTTAGCTTCTACCTTGCCTTCGGAGTCACCCCTGATGAGCAGGTAGCCATGGAGGAATACTACCGAACTTGGGAAGTCACAAGTGTGGTCCAGGACGTGAACGATATTGGGTGCATCGGAGCGAGTCCGATGTAGCGGTTCGTAT